ATTTATAAAACCGTTTGCAGATTTAAAAAGAAACGAACCATCTGCTTGTCTTATTAAAATGTGGGGCATTGTAGAATAATCAAATCTAAATGGTATTTGAGAACCTGTAGTTTCTACCCACATACCTTCTCCATACGCTTCATCATTTCTAGTTTGAAACTCTAAATAATAATCGTCAATGTTGTTTTCTACATCGCCGTCAATTCGTATTTTAAATCCATTTGAGCATTGCGCTGGAAGGTCTGTTAAATATTGTGTACGGTCTTTAAAAGCATCTAAATAAGTGTTACCAACACTGTCTGAAGTTGACATTGTAAAGTTAGTACCTGTAGTTAAAGGTTTGACTAATACGTTACTATCTTGAGTGGTAAACTCTAAATAGCTAAAATCAGTGGATTGTTTATATTGACCTTTAATTTGTGACGTACCTGTAGGTTTGTTGTAATAATATAACAAACGGTCTTGATTATCCTTTAAAGTGATACGGCGTTGACCACTACCAATATCTTCAGAACTCTCTACATAATAATCAGTGTTTAAATTAAAAGCGTGGCTTGTCCAATTGACAGTACCACTAGAATAAACATTTTTAATCCAATATCTAGGATTACCAGGAAGAACAGTAAACCTTACAGATTTACCTACAACTGTAAAAGCAGTGTCTGATCCTGTAGGAGTTCCTGAACCATAATCAACATCAATTTTTAAAATGTCTTTAGCAGATGTAGAGTCAGCTACGGCATGCCAATCGCTTGTGGGAACTGACGTATCTGTATGGTATGCATTAGCATTACCACCGTTTAAAGCAGTTGTTAAGTTAGTTGCTATAGTAGTCGTTTTAGCATCTCCTGCTGAGTCACCTGTAGTCACAGAATTAGACTGACCATCTATTTCTACAATGTATTCAGTGTTGTAAGCCGCCTGTTTGACCGACACTAAACCTTGCGCTCCGAATTTAGGTGTTAAGTCAGAGTGCATTTTAACTTCTTTCTCAGTATTAACTATAAAAGTAACATCTCCTATTGTTAAGAATTTAAAAGCAGTCTTAGGGTCGAGAGCTTTTAGATACTCTCTAGGGGTTGTTTCTATAATTGTACTTGTAGTGACTGGGTCAACACCTGCTGTAAGACCGTTTTCTCCAAAGTTAAAAACTGTAAGGTTCGTAGCATCATTTGTGACCATGTCAGTGTCACCTGCCGTACCTTCAATGTCTTGAATTAACAAAACATTTCTATGCATTTCACCATTCTCTGCTGTACTTCCTGAATCGTATTCTGGGTGGCTAGTGGGTAGGTCACCGTCAGCGTAAGGCGATCCATAATCAGAACCTAGATGTATAGCTGTGACTTTTAACTCACTTGCTGAATCACTATTAATTGCTACTTTTAAACGCTCCGCTTTGTATTTATCTTGACCTGCTGTAGCCGCGACACCATTAATGTTTACATACGTTCCTCCACTAAACGAAGAACCTGTTGGGTATGTTGCAGGGTCACCAGTGGTATATTTAAAAATATGTGAGTAACCGTTAGCGTCGGTAATAGTTACTTGGTCATTGTTCTCTGGAACAAGAACCCTAATCATTCCTTGAGCTTTTACACCTTGAGTAGTAAACTCCTCTCCTGATACAGCCTGATCGTAATAGACAGTAGCTTTGGAATTGTTAACTAAATCCCATATTTCTAACTCACCATCATCTGTAAACGTAGGTTTAACAGTGACAAGATACTTTTCCCCTGAATCTCTATTAATTGCGTGAGAAGACGTGTCTAACGTACTTGTTCCTGAAGCAGAAGTAAAATCATCCGTCATAAATTCTGTCGGATGACGTTTCATCAAGCCTTCTACAGGAGAGGGGTATGCATTAGTTTGTTGTGCGCAGTGCGTTGGACTTCTTAACGCATCTGCTTGTTGCGATACCCCACTTAAAAGATTAGGTAAAGAAGAGTTAAGTATGCCCATTATCTAACTACATTTCCTCTATTTACTGTTCTAAGGGTGTCATAGTGGTCAAAGATAGAATGATCAGCTGTATCGCCTTCCCATTCTTTCAAATCAGCCAGCGCACGGAATTCATCTTTACTATTAAACGTGTGATGATTCCCTGAACCTACCATGCGGTCTTGGAATATTCTTGCCGCTCTTACAGTGATGTAACGCTGTGCAGGTTGTGGAAGAGCTATGAAATCTAAGTAATAAACAATAGTAGCTTTTACATTGTTTTCAAATTCATAAGTACGCTCTTTTTTATCGTAAAGTCTCCACTCACCACCAGTGTATTTCATAATAACATCTAGACCGTTAGTGTTTTCAGGTTCTAAATCAATGCGAGCTACATTGGTATCTAAGACAATGTGCTTATCAACCGCAGGAGACAGCTCTACATCGTATTCAGTGTTAAAGTGCCAACCTTGAGCTTCTACTTCTTTAGTAACTTCATCCAGGATTTGAACAGCCATTACTACGTCAGCAGAAGAATTAGCTGAAATAATAGAGTCAGTAGTAGGTGTTTCACCTATCACAGATAACATTGTGTTAACTGCCTCTAATTGAGTAGTTCTTCCTGGAACAGCCATGTTAGTAATTTACAATGATAAGTACGTCTTTGTCATCTGCTCCAGTTACTTTTACAGATAGCATAGGGGGCATAGAATCGCCTCCGATAAAACCTGCTCCTGAACTTGAAGGAACAACTACGTTGTAACCGATACCTGCGCGTTCACTTGTACCGTCAGATACAAAACTTGATTGCATTAGCATATAACCTGTGTCATCTGCTGTGTCAAAATCGTTTGTTGATGTAGCTGAGTCAGCCGCTCCTTCAGCTAAAAGAGAAGGAATGTAATACTCTGCTGCTGTGTTACTTTCTACATGAACCCAAACTGATTTTGCTCCGTGTAAATCGATAGGTGTAGTGTACCTATTTTGAGTAGCCTCAGTTAACCTGTAAACCAATGTTTTAGGTTTACGACCGTCTGAAGTTGCTTCGTACCTTTCATGTACTAACGTTAGTGCTTCTGTTGCTGCCATAATATAATATTTTATTTAAGGGGTGATGGAGGGCATCCAAAGACACCCCCCAAGAAAACCATCAGGATTAATTATCCGTCGATGGTAAGAAGAACTGAAGCTTCAGGACGTAGAACGCCATGACCCATCGCGTATTTAGCGACCATGAGCGTAGATTGACGCTCGATCATGTATTCTTGCTCAACAGCCAAATCTAATAATTTAACTGTGCCAACCGCTGATTTGTGGAAGATAATACCCCACACATCATCGTCATCTTCACCTGAATAATCGTTTAGTGAATTAACACCAGTAACGTTATTGTAGTGAGAATCTTCATGCTTGACATTGTTGGATTTGTAAATTTCAAATCCTGCAACCATTGGTACTTTACCTGAGCCGAAGCCTGAACCACCAATGTCTGAGTTAGCTACAGATGTAGTGATGTCAAAATTCGCACCTGTACCGCCTGATAGCAATGCGTAATACAAAGTTGGTGTAAGAACAACATAGCGATCTTGGTCAGGAACATCGTTTCCATCTAAAATTGCCGCCGCTTCAAACAAGTGAGTAACAAGAGTAGCTGAACTAACAGAACTTTCTGCAACGCCACTACCACCGATAGACAATTGACCGCCACCATCTTTGTAAGGTGCAGAAAGACCTGTAGTCAATGCACCATTAATGACAGAGCGAATTAAGTGTCGGTCAGCTTGCTTGGCAAGAGCAGCACCCATTTGGCGAGTGTATTCTGCTCTGTAGTCATAATGACTTTTTGCCTCGTCAATAGATGGGATCAACTGAGGAACAACTAGCAAGTCATCAATACCGATGGTTTTTTCACCGTGCTTGATTGCCGCGTAATCGTATTCAGCCGCTCCATCTGCTGGAGTACCGTTGTTTGCACCATTATCAGTTATTACTGATGTACCTGGAGTGTGATAGTCAGCAGTGGTTGTACCTATCACAGGAAATTGGGCCGATTTTCCCTGCGAAATGGTTCTGACTGTGTGAAGAGGCATCATTACGTTGAACTCGTCAAACGCCGCTAATACCTCACCTGAAAATTGTTTGAGGAACAAAGCATCAGCAGCACCTGCTCCTGATATCTGTCCTCCACGACCCATAATGTCCGTGTATGCCATAATAAACCTCCTAAAGGTTTAAGAGTAAAAGAAAAAAAAATTGTAAAAGAAATAGAATACCGCTTGGGTCGTAAAGTTATCCTCCGCAGAGGGCTGAACACTTACGCTTAATTCTAGGTTTCTAACATCAGAAAATGTTAGAGACTGCAAGCTTTTGTTCTACTTGCTTGCGGAAAGCAGGGTCAGTGCGATACAGTGGATTTTGCATATCACGTTTCATTTGATCTAATGACTCGTAAGCATCTGTAGTTACACCACTCGTATTGCCCTTAACCAGTTTAGGTTGTGTACCAACCTTTTGAGAATAACGAGCTTGCAATCCTCGAATTGCACTCATTACCTTGACTTGGTCACCTGACTGTACGGCTTCATCGTAAACCTTAACTTCTTCAGGTGATAATGTTTCAGATGCCCATTGCATCATATCTCCGTAAGCTTTTTCACCGCCTACTTCACTATAAATTTTCTGAACTTCAGCTTCCTGGATAGCCATTTGACCTTGTATATAAGAATCAACGACATCTCTAGAAATACCCATATTAGCTAAACCTTGATAATCTTCTTCAGATAGTTCCCCGTTTTTAGCATAGTTATCGGAATATTGTTGCAATTGTTCAGCAGTAGCAGGTTCAGAAACTCCCTCAACATCAGTTGATCCTAGCTTAGATTCTAATTCGTTATAAGCTTTCGCTAAATCTTCAGCGGTTTCAAACTTTTCAGGAAGCCACTCAGCGCGTTCGCTTTGTGTTTCATTAGTTTCATTAGTTTCTTCTGCAGCCTGTGTGGGGTCTACAGCAGGTGTTTCCTCTACTGGAATAGATAATCTTTCAGTTGCTCCCATAATTTATGCGCCCTCCTGCGCTTCGATTTTAGCTTGGGTATTGTTAGAAGAAGTAATTGAGCGCATAGCCTCAGGACCTAACTGTTGCATCATTTGCATTTGCTGAGCCTGTTGCATTTGAGCCTCTATTTCTTCTTGTGAGCGTATCAATCCATCAGTTTCTATACCGAGTGCGGATGCGCGACGCTCTAAATAATCGCTTACATTTACATACTGTCCTAAAACTTCTGGACCTAATACTTGAGCAATGCCAGCGACAAAAGAATCAAGTTTGTTTAAATCCTGCCCTCTTCCTAAAGCATCTATACCTGTGACAACAACTGGAGTGACAAAATCTTTAGGCAGTTTAGGCAGTCGTTTACCTCTTTCCATTCTATGCATTAAAACTCTAACCAAAGGTAATTGAAATTCTTGACTTAATGCGGAATAAACTCCTCCAAGCTGACGTTCTAAACTTTGCGTTACAAGCCTAACTTCTTCAGCAGTAACCCGATCAGCTTTTCTAATCGCTCCTTCTGTAAGCATAAACGCATAATTTAAACGCTCTACAATTTGGTTTATAGTTTCTAAAGCTACGCGGAAATCTGCATGTTTTTGTACTTGCAGTGTAGTTACATCTCCAGCGTTACCTTCCACAATTGCACCGTTTTCAGATTTAGAAAGAGTGCGCTTACGGGTTGTACCATTTGGCGCAACCATAAATAAAACCTTTGCACTTGCAGCCGCTCCTTGAACAATAGCCGTTGACAATCCTTCAAGAGATTCTAAATCACCTTGATATTGCTCAACAAAGCCTCTGGCATAGTCGTGACCGTCTACATGATTTAAACCTAACGCCATGTAAGGCAAACGATCTTTAGGGTACGTTCCATAAGAATCCTCAAGACGGATTCCATTTATCTCTTGAAATACTTCGTATGTAGTGTCGTTAATGGAGGAGACGCAAGTATATAGATCAACGGAATCCTTTTCTGAGTCTTCTCCCTTTAGTGTAACTAAAATTTCTTCAGGTACATGATTAAGAGACATTGTCTCTTTTGTAACAATTTTATCTACATTTCCCATTGGGTCGCGCTTAACTATATAACGTGACAAATGAAAAACACGCATCCCTCCTTCTTCAGGGACATGAATCAATACGTTTCCAGCAACAATTAAATGTTTAAGAGCTTCAAATAAAGACACTCTAAAATTGTTTGCTTCCACTTCTCGCATCACTTCGCGTTCTATATCAGCCAGCGATTGATCTATCTCACTCTCAACTTGAGCCATTCCTTGTATTTCACGTTTAGCTTTACTATCTAAAAGCAATCGGAAAAAAGGCGCATTAGGAGGTAACAGGCTTGTTAGTAACGCATTAGCCAGCGAATTAACTCCTCTAGCTCCAACACTTTGGTATGGCGTAACAAAACGTGTACTTTCTCCTGCACCCTCATCTGGAATAAGAGTGGGCAGGGTTAAACGAGCCGCCTGTCTTGCACGTTCAAGTACAGGAGTACGATCGACTTCACACTTTGTGTACAAGCCTTTTGCTGTTTTGCCGTATGACATATAAAGTTATGCTGAGTAATCTACGCCTGAAGGAGCTAAAGCAATAGTTAAAGCTTCCCGACCTGTACGCCTTCTGTTTCCTCTAGTATCTTGCCCTGCCGCCGTAGGATTGGAGACTTTGTCAGCTCCCG